AACTACGACATTCTGCAAAAGGTGGAGCTGCCAACAGTCGCAACGCTAATTGTTGACGAAGCTCACTACGCAAAGAACTACAAAGCCAAACGCACAAAAGTTTTGATGCAGCTGATCAAGGCAACGTCTAATGTCAGTCTATTGACAGGCACGCCTATTGTCAATCGGCCAGTTGAGCTGTGGACTTTGCTCTACTCAATCGGTGCAACTAAGCTTGGCTATTTTGAGTTCGGCATGAAGTACTGCGCAGGTTGGAGAACGCCTTGGAACACATACGACTTTACAGGTTCGAGCCGCTCTGCAGAGTTGGCAGCCCTACTCAAACCATTCATGCTGCGGATGACAAAAGCTGAGTGTTTAAAAGATCTGCCATCAAAGACTTACAGAGTCATTGAGCTTGACTTGCCTGTTGACAAGCGTGAGAAAGCTTTTGACCAAAGACAAATTGACAAGCCAGACTCAATACCTTTTGAAGCCATCAGTGACATCTTAAAGCTTAACGCTGAGCGCAAGCTGCCTGATGCAATCACATACATCAAAGACTGTCTTGAGCAGACAGACAAGGTCGTGGTCTTTGCGCATCACATACACATCATTGATGGCTTGATGGACGGTCTTACAGAGTTTAACCCAGTAAAAGTAACTGGCTCAGTCAAAAACGAAAACCGGCAAACTGCTGTTGACACGTTTCAAGCAGACAGCAAATGTAGAGTCTTTGTAGGCAACATTAAGGCTGCAGGAGTAGGCCTAACTCTTACTGCTGCAAGCCATGTAATTTTTGTTGAAGCAAGCTGGTCGCCAGCAGACATACAACAAGCAGCAGACCGCTGCCATAGAATTGGACAGAAGGACAATGTTACGGTCGACCTTCTGACCATATCCGAGTCCATCGACTCTTTAGTGCTGCATTCAGTGCTAACGAAGATGGGCGTCATCGACCGTATCATCAAGGAGTCCACCATGGATCAATCTCTCATTGCACAAAAGTTTCGTGAACTAGCCGATTTGTTTGACTCATTTGACAAGCAAGTAGAAGCAGCAGCCCCAAAAGCAGCTAAGCCAAAACCTGTTCCAACAGAGCCGGTCACTAAAATTCAAATAGCAGCAGACAACGATGAAGTTGCCACACTAGATGACTTGCGTCAAGGCATGGCTGAGCTTATTGGTTCAGGCAAGCGTGACAAAGTGATTGCAATTCTTGCAAAGCTTAACGTTAAGAAGGTTAGCGAAATTGATGAAGACAAATTTGCAGAAGCAATGGACCTTATCAATGGCGCACGCTAAACTATCGCCTTCTGCAAGTGCTAGGTGGATGACCTGCCCAGGCAGCGTCCACTTAGAGCCTGACTTTAAAAGCGGCGACTCAAGCATCTATGCTGAAAAAGGCACAGCAATGCACGCAGTCTCTGACGAGTGCTTGAACAAAGGCCTTGAGCCTAAGTCATTCATCGGCAAGACTGTCAACAAGCACATCATCACACAAGACATGGTCGAGATTGTGCAAGTGTATGTCAACTACATTCAGTCTCTAAAAGGCCAGAAGTTTTACGAAGAGAAGGTCACTCTTGCTGAAGTCATCAATGACTGCTGGGGCACAGCAGATGCTATCATCATTGAAGGCTCATTGATGCGAGTCATTGATCTTAAAACAGGCGGAGGCATTCGAGTAGAGTCTGAAGGAAATACGCAGCTGCTTTGCTATGCGCTAGGTGCTTACTTAAAATATTCTCCTGCGTATGACATTAGTGTCATGGCATTGACGATTGTGCAACCGCCAATGCTCAACATTGACACATGGACCATTAGCGTAGAAGAGTTGCTAGCATTTGCAGAGGCACTTAAACTGTCTTATGCTGCAATTCAAAATGAGCCTAACAAGTTTGTAGCCAGTGACAAGGCTTGCAAATGGTGTCATGCTAAAGCACAATGCCCTGAGATGAAGCGGCTGGCCAATGAAGCTGCTGCAGTAGACTTTAACAGCATGAGCTTAGTCACTGTTGAAGAGTGGCTGCCAAAGCTTAAGCTGCTCAGCTTGTTTATTGAAGCTGTGGAAGCAAAGGCAAAAGACACCATGTTGGCAGGCGGTTTAATTGAAGGCTGGAAAGTTGTTGAAGGTCGTAAAACCAGAAGCTGGACAGATCCTATACAGACTGAGCTCTGGCTGAAGCAGCAAGGTTATGACCAGATCTATACAAAGCCTGTCTTACTTAGTGTGGCTCAAATGGAAGCTACTCTTAAAGGTGAATGTCTAGATCTGGATGATTTTGTAACCATTGGCTTTGGCCAACCCACCATAGCTCCTGAGAAGGACAAAAGGCCATCTGTGGACAAAAACCAGTCAGCCAAAAAAGATTTTGAAAAAAATGCAAAATAATTGTGTACAGCCTAAAAAGTGTTGTACAATGCAATCACGGCAACTTCGCCGTCTCAATGTTGAAAGATTATCATGTCACACGAATTAGACTTCTCAAACGCACAAGCCAACTTTGCTCACGTAGGTGAAAAGGCATGGCACGGTCTTGGCCAGCAGCTCGAAGCAGGTCAGCCTCTTGAAGTATGGGCTAAAGCTGCAGGCTTGTCACACACAGTCGAACGCTCTATGGTTCAGTATGCAGCAGCAGGTATTTTGTTGCCACACACAACACGCGATGTACTGTATCGCTCAGACACAAATGCACCTCTTGGCGTTGTTGGCAAAGACTACAAAGTTGTGCAGCCCGCAGACGTTTTAGACTTCTTTGCTAAGTTAGCTGAGAACAACAACTTTGAACTTGAAACAGCAGGTTCATTGTCTAACGGCAAACGCATTTGGGCAATGGCTAAAGTCAATGACGGTGCAACAGTAGTTGGTCAAGACGTAATCAAGCCTTACGTTCTGCTTGCAACATCTTATGACGGCACATTGGCTACAACGGCGCGCTTTACCAGTGTGCGTGTTGTTTGCTCAAACACTCTTGGTTTTGCTACTGAAGAAGGTGGCGACACAATCAAGATCAACCACTCTAAAGAATTCAGTGCTAAAGACACAGCTCTTGACTTAGGTATTGCGTTCAACTCATTTGACAAGTTCTTGATTGACTCAAGGCGCTTGGCTGCAAGAGAAGTTAACAGCACTTTTGCTGTGGAATTTCTTAAGTTGCTTTTGCCTGCGTCTGTGCGCACAACTACAATCAACGGCATCAAGACAAAAGAAGCTGTGCCAGTAGAAAACACAAAAGCTTTTCAGTCAATCATGGCTTTGTTTAACGGCGAAGCTCTTGGCTCTGATTTGCCAGAAGCTAGCGGCTCTGCATGGGCATTACTCAACGCTGTTACAGAACACGTTGATCACGGTCTAAACCAGAATGCAGCATGGTTTGGCTATGGCAACTCTTTAAAGAACAAAGCACGTGACTTGTTGATGGATGTGGTCTAACGACCAAATGACAGGCCGGAAAGACGGCCAATTTACTTCAACGTTTTTAAGGAAAATCAATGTCAAAAATCATTACCCCTGAGTTCCGCGGTTCTTTTGTCCACCTTCTTGAGCCTCATGCAATCAAAGGCGTAGAAGGCGCAAAGGCACGGTATCAAATTACCATACCTCTTCCTAAAAAGGATGCGTTCTGGAACGAACTGAATGCTCTGATTGAGGAAACAGCTAAAGGCAAATGGGGCAAGATCCCTCCTAAAATGAAGTCACCAGTTAAGAATGGTGACGAGGAAGATCGGCCTGAATTTGCTGGCTGCTACAGCGTGCAAGCCACGTCAAACAACAAGCCTGGAATTGTTGGCACAAACCTTAAGCCTGTCATGAATGCCGATGAGATCTACAGCGGCGCTTACTACCGTGCATCGATTCGTGCTTACGCATGGGAGCATCCAACAGGCGGCAAAGGCGTATCGATTGCTCTTGACAACGTCATGAAGGTCAAAGACGGCGAAGCATTCAGCGGTCGTACTGAAGCTAGCTCTGACTTTGCTGACTTTGCCAAAGAAGATTCAGACTTGCTGGCTTAAAGCAATGGCTAGCACGGCTTAGAGTGCCTATCAGGAGCGTGGCCTGTCCAAACAATCAATACGAATAGGAGTTAGTAATGGAATCAAAGTTGATGGATCTTGTGAAAGCCATGCATGCAAAGTTTGGCTTAGAAAACACAAAAGGCGTTCTTCACCTTACCAAAGAAGAAAAAGAATTTAGGTCTGTGGCTATGCTCGAAGAGTTAAACGAGTACATTGCAGCAGACACACTGGTCGACCAATACGATGCGCTGCTAGACTTGATTGTCTTTGCAGTAGGAACTTTAGAGCGTCACGGCTTCCCGCTGCAGGCAGGCTTTGAGAAAGTCATGGAAGCAAACATGGCTAAAGAGCTTGGTCAAAATGGTGAGAAGCGTGGCGGTTTTAAACGTGACCTTGTCAAGCCAGAAGGTTGGACTGCACCAGAAGCAAAGCTGCAATTGATCTTAGACGGCAATTCAAACAATCAGATTGCATTTGACTTTGCACCTAGTTCAGACGGCAATATTGTGGCAGGTTTTGCACCAAAGTTTGATGCTGCAAAGGTCCGTGTCGATCTGCTGCCGATTGAACCTATGATGCAGATTGCCACAGTCTTTGGCTTTGGAGCTAAGAAGTATTTTGCCAACTCGTACCGTCAAGGTGAGACTGTAGTCTGGTCACGTACCTATGGATCAATCATGCGTCACATGCTGGCCTTCTGGTCAGGCGAAGACAAAGACCCTGAGTCTGGTTTGCCACACCTTGCACATGCAGGCACACAACTATTTATCTTGATGGAACATGCTGCACACAATCAAAACAAAGATGATCGTTTTGTAAGGAGTCAAGCATGACTGAAGAAGACGATGACACACAGATCTACAAGAAGCCGTGGATAGGGCTGACGGATAAGGAGCGCGTTGAAATACAGCTAATGAAATGGTGGGACTGGGAGGATGCTTTTGACGTTGATCGCTTTATGCAAGCCATCGAAGCTAAGCTGAAGGAGAAGAACGCATGAACGTTCAATCAATACGCACAACGCTGATAGATAAGCTGGCAGCACAAGATTTTGCAGATGATGGCAACATTGAGATTGTCAATGCCTCATTCATTGCAGACAGGCCTGTAATTTTTGGCGAGATCAATGATACCTGGAACGGCAGAGAGTTGCGTTGGTACATGAGCCAGTCTTTAAACGTCAATGACATTGCACCTCCTGTTCCAGCAGTATGGAAGCAAGTAGCCAGTTCAAAAGGCATGATCAACAGCAACTACGGTTGGTGTATCTTTAGTGCCAGAAATGGCAACCAATTCCACAAAGCTATAGACGCGTTGGTCAAAAACAAACATAGCCGCCAAGCCGTGATGATCTACATTCGGCCATCGATGCATGAAGATGCAGTCTTTGATGGTATGCGTGACTTTATGTGCACATACAGCACTCAGCTGCTGATTCGCAATGGTAAGCTGCATCACATAGTCAACATGCGAAGCAATGACGTTGTCTATGGTTACAAAGGCGATAGGTTTTGGCAAGACACAGTTCTTGACTTAGCACTTGGTAGGTTAAATGACACTTACCCTGATCTAGTTAAAGGCAACTTGTACTGGAACGCAGGCTCGTTGCATGTTTACCCTAAACACTTTCATTTGGTGCAGCCATGATCTTTAATCCTTTTGCTTCAATACCAGTTAGTCCTAAGTCTCATGTTCGTGGCTGGGCCATGCATTGGGCAGAGTG